AATCGCCAACGGAGCTTGGCCGGGATTTACGTAGCAACTCCGGCCCGAACCGTCACCGTTGCCCCGATGCATGCAATTGCCGCAGATGAGCCTGTCCAACCCCTCCCGGATCGCTTGGACGGGGTCGCAGGCTTTGACCAGAATCCAGATTTGAACCATCGGGCCCGTTTTGCGGTTGTCGCTTGGGGATTCAAAGCCGGTCGCGATGATGACGCGGGACGAATCCTCATGGAGAATAAATCCGTTCACGCGACACCTCCGATGATAGGGGCGATCGATCGGAGCATGGCGCTAGGGACCGGCCGATCGGTGTCTTGAAATCGGGCATGCGCCTTGTACTTGTGCCCGCCGACTTGCAACGAGCGCCCATAGCCTGTCCATGTCAAACGGACCCGTCGTCCGTTGACCTCCGCCTCCGCGCCCTGCCAGCCCGGACCCGATTGTCGCACGCACGCGTGCACGTAACAGTGCCCGTACCGACGCGTGCATTGAACGTACGCGATGAGGTTGGGCAAATAGTGCTCCGGAGGGTTCAAAGGGCACCTCCGATGATTAGCTCGGCGAAGCAGATCGCCAAAGCGCCGATGACAAGCGCCGCACCGATGAGGAAGGCTAGCGCATACAGTAGGTTTTTGAGGGATTTCATGGGATTGGGATGATTTACGGTCAAACGACCTCAGAGTGATGCAGGATGCGTCGTGACTCGACGCAGGGTCCAACCGTACCGGTGAGCGTCTTCGGAAGCCGCTTCGACGGCGGCTTCGATGGGGCCGTGGTAAGAGTCATCGATGACTCTCTCGCCGGTCGCCGTCCGAAACACGACGTAGTAGCGGATATCGCTCCGGGTGATGGGATTGCGGAAGGTGGGGGAGGTAGTGGTTTTCATGGATTTGATGGTTGGGTCGTGATTCGACCGGATGTGTAGTCTGAGCAGACTTGGGCGGCCTCAGCCGCCATGACAAAGGTCCCGGCCGGTGCGACACCGGCCGCGATCAGAATGCGACGCGCCTCAGCCTCAAACCGGTACGCATCGGCCTCGCGGTCGAGGAGGACAAGATTGGTCGCAATCTGGAACAACTTGTCAGCTTGCCAGTGGGCGAGTCGGACAGACTCGTCCATGTACTCAGGGGTGGTGGTGGCGGTGGTGGTGGCCGCGTTGGTGGCGGTGGTGGTGGTGGTGGTTTTCATGATGTTTTTTGGCTCCGACTAGTGGGAGCACGGGCGAAGTAAACCACAGGAAGCGGCACTTGTCAACTCCCAGCAGCAAAAAAGTTGCGGGCTCAAGGGTTGGCATGCAAAGCGAGGGGATGGCCAGGAAGGGAATGGAAGGCGAAGCGAAGGGGCTCCAGGTTGGGGATGGGAAAGTGCCCTCAATCCGTCCCTCCGAATACGTGAAAAAAAATGGTCCCGACCCCAAGACCGTCTCGCCTTCCGACTGGGCCCGCGTCTTGGATGCCGCTTCTTTGGGACTCCCGCTTGAAAGGCTATGGGCTCTTTCTGGGATGAGCGACAAGACATTCACCAAGTACCTTTCCCGCTGCCCGGAGAAAGCGAAGGAGATCGAAGGAGCACGGTCCCGCGGTGAGTACGATCTCACTTCCGTCGTCCGCTCCTGCGGTCCGGGTTGGCAAGGATCCGCATGGCTGTTGGAGCGCACTCGCGGGTACGTAGCCCGCGCTCAATTGGAACACACCGGCAAGGGGGGGAAGGAGTTATCGATATCGGGATCACTGCTCGGAGCATTCGGCGGCAACAAATAGACCACGGGGGGACCAGGACCCCCAAGAGGGGGGTGGGTGTTACCTGTATACCCCTCCCCGCAACCAACCCAATTTTATGCCTGTCAAGCAAATAAAGCGGAAACGATCTCCTTCATTGGGGATGGGGTCGCATATTCCTGCGTGGAAGCAGCGGAAGCTCTTGGAGGAGGCGCAGCAGTTGAAGAACTTCCCCAAGATGATGCTTGGCCTACGTGATACTTATCCGTGGCAGGAGGCGGTGTTGGGAGCGTTGAACGAGAAGCATGCGAAGGTGGCGTTGAAGGCGGCGAATGGGTCTGGGAAGACGAGCATGGTGGCCGCGTCAGCGGTGGTATGGCACATGATTCGGTGGCCGGGGAGTTTGGTGGTGTGCACCGCAGGTGTGTATCGGCAGGTGGCTGATGCGTTGTGGCCGCATTTGAGGAAGATGATCAATGGGTTGGGTGGAGAGGAGAATGGTTTTTCGATCAAGGATGGTGAGATCCGGTATGTGTATCCGAAGAGGGGGGTGGATGGTCAGGAGTTGGTGAGTCGGTGTATTGGGTTTAGCGCGAGCAATCCGGAGAAGGCTGAGGGCTGGCATGTGCAGGGACCGAGCCAGGATTTGATGTATGTGGTGGATGAGGCGAAGGCTGTGCCGGACGGGATATTCCAGTCGATGGAGCGGTGTCAGCCGACGCGGACGTTGTTGATGAGCAGCCCTGGTGGGAGCAGTGGGTATTTCTACGAGGTATTTCGGAGGAATGATGGGAAGTGGCAGACGTTCACGGTGACGGCGTTTGACTGTCCGCATATCCGGAAGGAGTGGATTGATGAGCAGATGGCTCGTTGGGGGGAGGGTCATCCGTTGGTGCGTTCGATGATTTACGCGGAGTTCATGGAGGACGATGGGAGTTTGACGGCTGTACGGACGGCGGACTGGCAGAGGTTGGTGAGTGGCCCGCCGAAGGAGGAGACGGAGGGGCATCGGCTGACGGCTGGGTGTGATTTCAGCGCCGGAGGCGATGAGAGTGTGATGGTGGTGCGGCAGGGGAACGTGGTGAAGGGGTTGGTGCGCTGGCGGGACAAGGACACGATGGCGAGTGTGGGGAGGTTCATTGCGGAGTTTCGGAAGTGGAAGTTGAAGGCGGAGGATATCTATGCGGATGTGGGTGGGATGGGGATTGTGATGTGTGATGCGTTGAGGGCGGAGGGGTGGGATGTGAGGAGGGTGAATTTCGGGGAGCGGGCGATACGGGATGATCAGTTTGTGAATCGGGCTGCGGAGATGTGGATTGAGTTTGGGCGGATGGTGGAGGAGGGGAAGGTGAACTTGGGGCCTGTGGGGACGGACGAGGTGCTGTTGCAGCAGTTTGTGAGCCGGAAGGTGCGGACGAATGGGAAGGGGAAGTTGACGCTCGAAGGGAAGGATGAGTTGCGGGCGAGGGGTGTGAACAGTCCGGATCGTGCGGATGCGGTTGTGTTGGCCTTCTGTGGTGGTGGCGGGAAGCGGATGGATGAGTATTTGAAGGCGTTGGGTGAGGATGGGAGGAGTCTCTTGGAGCGGATGGAGGATGAGATGGGAGCGATTGAGCCGGAGGGGGTTGCGCTTGCGGGTTGCGAGGTGGGGGGATAAGAGGAGGTGAGATATGATGAGTGACAAACAGCGGAGTGCGTTGCAGGGGCAGATTGTGACTGCTGTGGAGCAGCGGAGCCCGTGGGAGCTGCGGCAGACTCGGTGGTACGAGTTGCGGCACCATGGGTTGCGGCGGACGAACAAGCCATGGCCGAAGGCTGCGGACCTGCATTGGCCGTTGATTGATACGGCGATTGAGAAGTTGAAGCCGTTATTCCTGCAGCAGGCGCTGGGGATGGATGTCGTGGCCAGCTTTGTGCCGATGCGCCAGCAGTTGAATGCGTACACGAAGGTCGCGGAGGACTGGTTCAATTACAAGATACGGGAGAAGACCAATTTTGTGGATGAGGTGCTCTCCTGGGTGGATTACACGCTGATGAGTGGGCGTGGGGTGATGAAGTGTTTTTGGAATCCTGGGGACAAGAGGGTGGGGTTTGAGGCGGTGGACCCGATGTATTTCGTGGTGCCGCCGTACACCACGGATTTGCAGGATGCGGACTGGGCGGTGCATGTGATGCCGATGAGTGTGGGTGCGTACAAGCGGATGGCTGGCCAGTTCGGGTGGAAGAGTGATTCACGGACGATCGAGAAGATCAGGGGGAACCCGCAGGAGGATGACAATATCCCGGGGGCAGCGGAGGAGAATGATGCGAAGCAGTTGCGCGAGGGCATCACGTACACGAGCAACACCGATGGGGTGATCGTGTGGGAGGTGTATCGGAAGCGGGATGACGGGGTGTGGGAGGTGTATCTCTACAGTCCGGCGGCGGTGGATCTGGATCTGCGGGATCCCATGGAATTGCCGTATGACCATGGCCAGTTGCCGTTCGTGGATTTCCCGTATGAGATCAAGGACAAGGGCTGGTTCAGTCCGCGTGGCGTGTGCGAGATCCTTGCTCCGTTCGAGCTGAGCATGACCTCGATGTGGAACCACAAGCATGACGCGATGACGCTGTACAATCGGCCACTGTTCCGGGCGGAGCGGGAGTTGCCGAACAGCATCAATCTGCGGTTTCAGCCGGGGCAGATTCTCCCCTATGGCGTGGTCCCGGTGCAGATGCCGCAGCCGCCGGTGAGTTTTGATCAGGAGTTGAACCAGACCCGGGCGGTGGCTGAGAACCGGATCGGGAGTCCGGATTACGGGATGGCCAGCGTGATGAGCGGCGGGAGTGATCGGCGGACGGCGACCGAGATCCAGAGCATCAACGCGCAGGCGATGCAGAGCGGGGATCTGCGGGCGCGGCTCTTCCGCATGGCGCTGGGCAAGCTGTACCGTCAGGCGTGGAGTCTCTATATTCAGTACGATGCCAAGAGCTTGCGGTACCGGTTTGCGGAGGATTCGCTCGAGGCGGATCCGGTGGCGCTGCATGATCAGTACGAGCTGGAGCCGAAGGGCGGGATGGACATGGTGAGTCGGCAGATGATGGTGCAGCAGGCCATCAATCGGAAGCAGTTGTTCATGAATAGCCCGTGGGTGGATCAGGTGGAATTGGACAAGAGCATCATGGAATTGGATGATCCGAGTCTGGTGAAGCGGTTGCTCAGGGATCCGGGGCAGAAGCAGCAGGATGAGTTGGAGGACGAGACCAAGACGATCCCGACGCTGCTCGTGGGTATCCCTGTGCCTGCGAAGCCGGGGCAGAACTTTGCCGGTCGGATCGGGGTGCTGATGCAGTATTTGAATGGGGCGATGCAGCAGGGGCAGGTGTTGAGCCCGGTGAGCAAGAACGCCTTCATGCAGCGGATCGACAGTCTGTTGCAGGGGTATGAGCAGGTGGCGACGAACGAGGCGCGGAAGCTGCGGAAGGAGATCCAGAAGTTCTTCGAGAGCACGGGCATGCTGGTCGCACAGCCCCCCGCTCCGGCCGCTGAGCAAGCCCCGATGATGTGATGATAACCACGACCTGTAAGGATTGTCGGTTCTATTGTGTGGACGGGACATGCCGCAGGTTCCCGCCCGCTGGGAGACCCAGTTGCTGGCCCACTCTCAATGCCAACGACTGGTGCGGCGAGTTCGAGGCCAAGAAGACCATGATACCTCAAGTCGAAATAAATGTCGCGCCCACCACGCCCAAGGAACCGGAGCCGGAGCCGATCCTCATGCAGAGGCTGGAGGAAGGGGTGGCGCCGAAGATCCGGTTCCAGCGCAAGAAACCGATTGTGGCCGACCTCAACGAGATCCAGGAATCACCGCTCTTCAGCGGAGGAGAGGCCCACTGATATGGCTGAATACCAAGGCAAGAAGGTCACGCTCAACAAGCCCTTCTACACTCCCGGAGAGAAGAAGAAGAAGGCGGTGTATGTGAGGAACCCGAAGGGGACGATCATCAAGGTGCGCTT